TTGTCCCAGACCCAGTCAACACCTTCCATAATACCATTAACGAATGCTTCGGGAGCAGACGGATCCTGTACTATATCAACAGTTGCTAACATGAAATCTTTACCGACTTGCATGACACCATTTTTTTTCTCAAGACTACCCATACCACGACTTGATACACCAAGCTTTACACCACCTTCAAGTAGACCTTCAACGATCTTTCCCATAGGAGTTTGTAAAATTGATGCCTTTCCAATAACATCACTACCTTCAAAACGAAGTTCAGTGATCTTATGTGAAACTTTATCCAAGTTAATACCAGGTCCATCAGGGTGATTTAACTCACCAACAGCACGACCAGTTTCAACTTGCTCTTTAACGTATTTATTTACAGCAGCTTCTAAGATGCTTTTCTCATAAATGCGTCCATTTCTATTTGCTTTATCGGCTTGCATGAATACACCTTCAATAACGTATTCTTTCTTACCGTCTTTTCTTTCTTCACTAATAACCTGCAGGTTACTATCATGATACTCAGATATTAATTTCATTTTTCGAGTTCCTCGCCCATAAGTTTAATGAAGTCATTTGCATTCTTTTCAGCTTCCTTAGCACTCTTAAAAGAATCGTCGAGCTGATCGCCATTAACATATACAGCAAACTTATTACCCTTTTGTGTGATTACAAGATCAATCTTCTTCTTCTTACCAGCTTTAAGCTTTTTAATTTGCTTTTCGCCAGATGATAGTTTGATTGCTTCTCGAAGCTCGGCAAATGTTAACATATTATTCTTCTTCTGTTTGTTCTGGTTGACCTAATGTTGATGCAATTTCAATCTTTCTTGCATCTAAAGCGGCAGTAAGCTTTTGACCCATTACAGTATCAAATTCTCTTTTTGCGCCAACATTATCACCTTGTTGAATGTTATCAATTAATTCTACTATGTCCATAATATCCTCTTGTGTATTATATATTTATACTATTTTAAATTTCTACAGTTATTCGTCTTCGTCTTCAGCATCTGGACCACCGCCTTCATCAGCGATTTCCTTCTGCATCTGTAATATTTCTTCTTCAGTTTGTCGAAGAATATTTTTAAGTACCCATTGATGAGATACATACTTACCAATATAGTCTTCTATATCTCTCATCATACCAAATCGCTGTTGAATCATTTCAGACTCCTTTAACTCTGAGAAGTAGTTATCTTCAATAAAATCAAAGTTAATATCTTCTTTCCATTCATCCCAATCTTGTGAGGTGATAATACCCTTTAGAATAAGCTGAGTTTTAAGTAGCTGCATGAATATATCAGAGAATCTCATTCTTAGTTTATCAATAAACTTCTTAAACTTAACTTCTTCCCTGTTGATCTCAGATGATCTGCCTAGTGAGAATCCAGTATCTGATTCTAAACGACCTAGTGGTACATTCAAAGCTTTAAACAGTTTCTTCTGGAAGTACAGAATATCATCAATCTGACCAAGGTTTTCACCACCTGGTAATGTCGTAATCTCCGTACCTTTACCACCTTCTCGACGTGGTAAGAAAAAATCTTCCAGCATTGACATATGCTTCTTATCGTCTTTAAGGTTACCGGTGCTTGCATCGTATACAAGTTTATTACGATATTGATTCATAATACCTTTTAGGTATTCTTCAGCTTTACCTTTCGGTAGGTTACCAACATCAATATAAAAAATTCTTCGTTCTGGTGCACGTGATATACGATAGATTACTAATGAATCTTCCATCATACGAAGCTGATTAACTGGTTTAACTGCTTTCTGTAAGTATGAAAGAATCCTTGTTCGTGATGGATCTAGCATACCTGACGTGCAATATGCAATTGAATCCTTATGAATCTTTAGTGCTTCTGTACGACCACCAACATCACTTTGTGCATTAGGATCGGAGTACATAAAGAATTCATTTGATTTTCTAACAAGAAGCGCACCAGTTTTAGGATCTTTTTCTTCTGTGACTTCTTTAATCTTACGAAGCATAATAGGATCAATATATCTTAGATCCTGAATACCCTTTTTAGGGTTATTTGTATCAATAACAATATGATATGGCAATCGGCCATCAACATACCATTTTTTGAATATATCATGACCATGTTGACTAAAGTTTAACATAGCCAAAATGGTATCGAATTCGCTTCTGATCGTTTCTTTAATAGCATCAGAAGTATCTACTTTATCTAATACGACATTTACAGGAGATGAATCATAATCTCCAATGATTGCGTCATTAACAATGTCTTCAATGGCTGAATCACATTCAGGATGCGACGCAATATCACGGTACTTAATAATTAAGTCCGCCTCATTTCTTGCGTTATTGCCATCAAGATCGATATATGAACCAAAATGACCACCAGCTTTAATAACCCCAGCACCATCAGATTCTGTATCTGGCACAAAGGTTTTTATTGAAGGTTTTTCAGCACTTTTACCGTCTTTTCTTTTTATCTCAAAGCCAAATAGTTCAGCCATGTCTTATAATCCTCATAGTAAATATGAAGGGGAATATTCCCCCTCATACTACTATTTATACACCAATTAAGAAGTGGTATCTGATTCCCAGTATTGAACTTGTAGCTCAACCGTGAACTCTTCGATAGTATTTTCTGTATCATAGTTAACGTCGATCGCAGATACATTCGTTGGCCAAGTGCCACGGAAATCGTAACGTTTTGACACGCTGCCATCACGACGCAATTGTTCAACAATCATATCAGCTTGATATTCAACAGGATCAACAAGACCTTCATTATTGTTATGCTGATTAATACCATTCATCCATCGCTCAAATGCATTTCTTACACTAAACTCAGAATCATTGATTACCGTAATGCTCCAAGGTTCGAAGCTTCGATCACCAGCAATTACCAATTTACGACCTCGGAAAGGTACTTCAATTGGAGCGATAATCGATGCTGGTAACTGAGCACCTTTACACAAGAATGATGTAAGTTCTACATCACCTTGTGCGTATCCAGGAAAGTTACATGTTACTTTGAACATGTTGGCGCGAGCGCCGCCTCCCGTTAGTTTTGACTTAAAGTCATCTACGCCTAAAATAGCCATTTTTATTTACTCCTATTGTCCAGCAATTTCACTAAACTCAACACCAGTTGGAGTAGCGATGAAGTTTAATGTAATAAAGTTAATTGAACGTGCAGGTTTAATATAGATATCAGCCACAAAGCGGTTAGTATCAATAATATTACCCGTATTATTTGTTTCATCACATACTACTAAGAAATCAGTAATACCGCGACGACCCTTTACTTCTCTTAAGAATGGTTCAACCATATTTCTAAAGTTAGCTCTTGTAAATTCATCATTAAATTCAAACAGCATAGCTTCAGAAGCAGTCGAAATGGCTTTTTCCAATGCAATAAACAATCTACGAACATTGATTCGATCGAATGCACTAGGCTTAGCTAATCGAGTCTTATCACCAAATAGTTGAATACCAGAACCTGGGAAAGCAACAAGTGGATTAATGCGACCACGATATAAATCATCTCTTTGTGATTTAGTCGGATTAAATGCTAGTTTAGTAACACCTAAAAGTTGACCACGATTTTGACCAGCTGGAGAGAACCAAGCATCAGCTACACGATCTGTGTTTGCGCAAAGACCTGCAACATGACCATTAGCAGTAATATATCGATAAATATCATTATACTTATCGTAAATATATAAGGCTGAAGAATCACTGACTGCATAAGAATTTGACATAGACACCGCAGGTTGACCGAAGTATCCAAATACGCCAGATGCTATGGACATAGGATCTGCTACTTTACTTACTGCACATGGTGGTGAAACAAAAGCAACAATATCTTTTCTTGCCTGAGCCACAGCTAATAGTTTAGCATTGATAGCAGTATCAGCGAAAGTAGCATCACCTTGAGCAAATAGCAGATTAACATCAACCAATGCATCATTAGCAAAATAATCTAAGGCATTTACAAAACTTGCACTACTAAATGTACCATCAGCACCGGATGCTAGAGATTCACTACTTACTGCTCCACTAGCTGATGTAATTGGTGACATACCAGAGGCAATTAACGTAGGTGTACCACATCCAGCTGTCCGAGATGATGACCGACCAAACCAAATATACTGTGACTGTGCATTAATTACATCTTTAAAATAATTAGAAGTTCCATCTGCAGCTTTTGCATTTGTCCCTTGACTTAGATAGCCAAAAGTTTCTAATACAGTACCTTTAGTACCAGTGAATTCACCGTCTTCGTCAATAACAACAATATGAATTTCATCATTGATATTGACTGCGCCAGTTATACTTTCAGCAAAATCAGAAGTTGAAGGTGCACCATTAAAATATGTTCTGTACGAAGCAAATTCAGTGTTATTAAACTGATCAGTAGCTGGTACTGTTCCAGGAATACAACTAATTACAGCTAAGCTATTTCCTAGCGCACCGGGACAACGTGCAATCCAATCATTAGAACCGTAAGTAGCTGAATCGTAATCATCAGGATTAAGCAAATTTGTAACTGCTGCAGAATTACCAGCACTACTAATGCTAGTACTCGCGGCTCTTACTACTCTAAGAGTAGATCCATATTTTAAAAATCCAGCTGCCGGAAAAAATGAATCTGCCGATGCTGGTGTTGTGGGCGCACCAAATGTCTCTACAAGCTGTTTTTCTGAACTTACAGTCGTTATCTGGTTTACTGGTCCCCATCTAAAAATACCTGCCGTGCCACCAATACTAGTAGCTACTGCGGGTATCACATTTGTTGCGTCGATTTCTTTTACCTCGACACCGGGCGATACTTGAAATGCCATTCTTATATCCTCTTCAAAGGGTTAAATAGTGTGTGTTCATAATACGATACTTACTCAATTACTATTATTTATAATATTTATAGTTTTGAGATAGGCTCTTGCACAATCCATTGTTGCCCACCACTATCTACTTCTATTACAGGTTCATCTACAGTATGATTACTTATAAAGCCAAACGGCAGTAGATCATCTTGTATTGCTTTTAATTGTTCTCTATATAACATATTCTTCATATCGATATCAGTAATACCATTGAATATATCAGTTGTTGCGAACCATGCAAACATAACTAAGTTCATTATTAAATCATCATGGTTATTATTTGATGCTTGGAATGAATTACCTCTTGCTTCGAAGGTACTCATTTCAATAATAGTATTTGCATCAACAATGTTTAATTTCTTTTGTTCTATGAAATCTTTTAAGGTAGAACAACCAATACGCTTTACACGTTTAGTCATAGTTGCACCAATCGCACCAGATTTAATAGTAGATTCTACGAATAGATTCTCATACTCTAAATCATAATATAAGCCATTACATACGACTGCGCCCTGATCATTTGATTCGACAATCACGTATGCTTCATTATATGACATTGCGTATTTATATATTACGTCTGGAAATAGCAAAGGAGATATGTTATTATCTCTAAACGTTGCAACCTGTTGGAATGGTTCACATGACGTGTCAATAATATTAAACGTAGAGTAATCTTGTCCTCTTCCCTTTGCAACATCGACTATCATTATATAATTATGACCATCTGTCGGCCTCTCATATACGTATGCGTTTTCTTGTACATATATTGGATCTTTTGCTTTTTGGTTTAATAAAGTATCTGAACTTATAAGTGTATTACCTCTTCCTTGAAAGGTATTACCAAATTCCTGATCAAACTGTATCTGCGAAGTGTTAGCAATTGTTTGCTTTTTCCACTTCTCATCTCGACCTGGAACATCCCACCAATCAACTCTAAATGGTTTAAATTCATTTGTTTCAGTAACCGCGCCTTCCCATAGTTTATGATACACATTACCAATACCATTTGCTGTGGAAGTAATAATAATCTTTGTATCTCTACCGGATGATACAACAGGATATGTTGATGTATAGAACGTAGCATCGTTATCAATAAACGCAAACTCATCAAGAAACAATAAGTTAATAGATAAACCACGAATAGAACTACCAGACGTAGCTGCTGCAATAATCTTTGAGTTATTGCTAAACTCTATAGAACCTTTGTTTAATGCTTTACATCCTGGCTGCAAAAAGAATGGTAAGTTCTCTAGCATAAGAGTAACTCGAGCCAACATTTCTCTCGCAGTAGCACCTTTGTTTGCAAGTATAGCAATAGTCTTTTCAGGATGGAATATTGCATACCACAATAGATAACCTACTGATGATATTGATTTACCAGACTGTCTACATGCTAATACGATTGAGAATCGATTGTCATTAAAATGCTTAAACATATTACGTTGATAGTCATATAGATTAAACGGCACTAAGCCGTCATCAAGTGATATTATCATCACATAAGTTTCAACGAAGTATGCGGGATTATGCATACATTTCTGATATTCTTTGATTTCTTCTAACGTAAACTCGGCTTCAACACCATCTCGTTTGACATTAGGATTTCCAAGATAACCAAACTCATTATTCTTTATCGGCATCAATCACTTTTTCATTATTGTTTAAGAGCATCCGCTGTAAATCAGTA